GGCGCTGGCGAGCCTTCACTCATGTATTCGGGCACTGCGTACCGCTCCTCGAACACTTGGAACCACACCTCAGCGCCAGCGAAGGACACGGGCGGCTCCTGCGGCTCCACCAGATTGAAGGCAAGGTCGCGCGTCTCGCCAGCCGAGATGGAGAAGTTCTGAATGATCGCCATCTCATGCCCCCCAGAGTATGATCGTCTTGTTGGCTATCCAGCACAGACCGCGCTGGAACGTCGAAGCCAGCAACGCTTCGCTAGACCTAGCCGCCAGCAATGCTTCACTAGACCTCGCCGCCAGCAATGCTTCGCTGGGCCGAGCCTCCGCGATGAGCGTGGTCGTGCGCGGATAGACTCCCGGCCGGTTGACTTTGGCGCTCATGACCACGGCCGCGTCGAACTCGACCGCGCGGATGCGGCGAACGAGCCTGCTCCTGTAAAGGGCGCATACAGTCGTAGCAGGCTCGCCGCAGAGGTCGATACCGACCCCATCCCGGTGAAACTGGCGTCGACAACCCTCTTCATGCCGCCTTCGTCGGCGCGGGCCGCGCGCGGCGCGGCATGCGGTCTGGCGGCAGGACGCCCGGTGCGGGCGGCGGGGCGGCCTCGGCTGTCGGCGCGTCTACCGGCGCTTCATCGAGGAGAGGCCCTTCCACGATCAGCTCCGGTTCCTCCACCATCAGCTCCGGTTCCGGCTCCAGCGGCACGGGACCGATGGCGCGCACGAGCAGGTCAGGCTCGTTCGCCACCTTGTAGGTCTCACGCTGCAGACGGGCCGCCGTCCGCTTGTCGAGGACGACCTCCTTGGTCTCCTGCGGCGCAAAGCGGATCGGCGCGTGGTTGCGGATGCCGTCGTAGATCACGCGAGGGCGAATCGAAAGGTTGGTGACGATGCACTTGTAAGGCTCAGGGGGAGGACCCGCAGGCTGCGGGTGAGGCTTCCACGTGGGGTCCTGCTCGGTGATGAGGTAGTCGTTCTGCGTCAATGAATCCTCCCTTAGATACCGTCTGTGTAAGCCACAGCGCCGGGACGACGGACTTCCACGGAGCCTACCCGGAAGATGCCGGGAATATCGAACGTCATCGGCCCGGTCTGCCAGACCGGCAGAAACCGATGCGGCATCGGCAGATGCAGCTTCACGATCTGCGGATCGCGCCGGTAAGTGACCATCCTTGCGGTGCCGCCGAGACCGGCCGTGTCGAGGTTCAGCGATCCCAGAATGGTGAGGGCCTGCCCCGTGGTCGCGGTCCACAAGTTGTACTTCGCGAGGTAGTCGAGCGCGTTGCCGTAGGTGTTGGGCACGCGGGTATTCGCCAGCAACTGCAAATTGCTGATTGGCAGAAGGACCGTGTCGGCCATCTCCACCGTGTTGCTGCCCTGATAGACCTGCGTCAGCGAGTTCTGCACGTCGCGGATGATCTGGTCCGCCGTCTTGGCGCTCCAGAGGCCCGGATTGCCGCCAGTGCCGTCTTGGATCGTGGTGGCGCGGGTGACGTAGGGGTTGTTGAACAGCCCGGTGATCGCCTTGCGCGGGTCTCCGATACGAACGAGCCGGTCAATGAACTCCTCGTAGGCCCGCCGCGCCGCCTCCGCGCGCTCGGTCGAGAGGTTCATGCCGGGAATCATCATCGCCTGCCCCAGCTCTTCGAGATTATAGCGATACCCCACGCCAGCCATCTCGATGCCCTGCTCGAACTTGTTCCGATTGATGTCGGCCAGCGGCATGTTGGTCGCCATCCCGTCGAACCAATCGGCGTTGCCGACCCGGTCGACGCTGTAGTACGTGATGCTCTTCGCCCACTCGCTTGCTTGCGTGTCGATGGGCATGATGCGCGGGTAGATGATCTCGGGATATTGCTGCCTGTAGATTTGCGCCTCGATTGAGCTTGTCTGCGCCACGAGGAACCCCAGCGCTTGCTGGTTATCAAAGAGCGGGAATCGCATATCCGTTCTCCTTGCCCGTCGTGCGCCTCGACGTGCTTCTGACTAGAGGGTTGACGTTGAGAGAGGCTTCCGCTCAGACCATCGCGGTCAGGCGGCAGAGGGCGAGGCCGTTGAAGTTGATCATCGGCTGCGAGGCGTTGGGCAAGGACGTGATCCAGATCGCGTCTTCGATGGCCACCGCGTTGGGGATGGTCGAAGGCCCAAGGTCTCCGGTGACGCTGTTGAAGTACACGGGCGAACCGGCCGCCACGACGCCGACCGGCGCGACCCAGATGTCTCCGAAGGTCTGCACGCCCATGTTGTCAGTGTCGTAGTAGGTGTCGATTTTGCGCGCCTGCCCGTTGGGCAGAAGCGTTGTCGCCAGCGGCAGCGTGGGATCGGCGCGCGTGATGCCGACGAACGCGCCGCCCGAGAGCTGGCCAAGGGTCGCGCCCTTGTCGCTCTTGTAGCCTTGGCACATCGCCTTGCCGAACCCCGCGCCGTTGCCGGTCGGGTCTTCGAGCAGGCGGTTGTCGACGCTCCACGGCACCATCGAACCCGGCATGCCGAGTTGAGCGATGGTCTCATACTGCTGATACGTGGTTTGAACAGGGGCAGGCGTAAGCATGGCCCTTCTCCTTTCTGTGGTTCAAGTGATAAGAGGGGATTTGCGAGCATGAGGCTCGCGCCGTCGCCGCCCGTGTCTGATCGCTGAGCCGACACCCTCTCGTATGCGGACTCGCGGCGGCGACGGGTTTCAGGTGCGCCCAACGCTGATCGGGTTCTTCCAAGCGTTGCGCAGCTTCTCGTTGCGCTCCTCGTAAGCGGCGTCGGCGTCGGACACCTGCGTATCGCCCAGCCTATGCTCGCCAGTGAAGCGCATGACGTTGGACATGCCATCGGCCATCTTGCGAGCGCCGCCCGCCTTGATTGACGATGTCGCCATCTCGAACGCGCCGCCGATCTTGGCGTCGTCCCAGTCCCTGACCGCCTTGGGGTCGCCCATCGCAAACCCCACGGCATCGCGCCTGATGTCGTTGAGGTTCTTTTTCGTGTAGTCGTAGCCGTCACCGAGCAGCTTCTTGGCGGCGTCCTTCACCCGCTCGCGCTCGCGGATGATTTCCTCCTGCCTCTCGTCGGTCAGGGTCGCGTCTTCGAGCTGCCTGCGCAGCATCGCGATCTGGCCGTCCTTGGCGGCGATGGAGTCCTTGTAGCCGCGCTCCTTTTTCTCCCGCGCCTGCTCGGCCGCGACCGCATCATCGCGCGCGTCGGTGTCGTCGTCGTCCTTGTCGTCGCCATTGCCGTTCTTTTTCTTGAACGGGGGGGCCTTCTTGCCGCCGAAGTTACTCTCCTGATCGCGGAGGAAGTTCTTCAGCCGCTCGGCGCTCTCGCCGCCCACGACCTCGACGGTCGAGCCGTCGCTCAGCATCATCCGCACCGTGTCCATGTCGTTGGCTCCTTCACTGTCGTCCACGCCCCAGTTCTCTGGAAGCATGCTGGTTGCGCCCAGTTCGCGAGCGCGGCGAATAATCAGGGCCTTCGTGGCCGCAGGGTTCTTGGCGCGGCCAAAGGCTTGGATCGCGTTGCCAAGATCGGATTTGTTCTTGATCGGGTAGCCGCCGCCCTTCAGCGCCTTGCCCTCTTTGGCGAGGCTCTTGCGCTCCTCCTCTCCTACCTCTCGGTCGTAGAACTCAGCCTCCGGGTAGGCGTCGGTCGCGTGAGGGCCGCCGCCCTGCGTATTGTGGCGCACAGGGTCGGTGCTGTCGTCGTCGCCCCCTCCAGACCGCGCGGTCGGCTTGAGATCGTAGCCGCAGTTGGGGCAGGCGAGCGCGTCCTCGTTCACCGTCACTCCGCAGTTCGGGCAACTCCTGATCCCGTCAGCGTCACCGAAGCGCAGGTTCGCGCCGCCGCGAGCGACCGGGACCAGCGCATGGTGATTGGCGCGGATGTCGCGCTGCACGCCATCGTATCTCTCGCCGGTCGGCGTAGTGCCCGGTGTCCAGTCGATGTCCGTGGTGTACCCGACGCTCAGCTCGCGCACGCCTGACTCGTAGGCGTCGATGGCGGCCGCGTCGGCCAGCATCAGCGGCACCCGCACGTACTCGCCGTCGCGCACCACGTCGCCGGTGCTATAGCCCTTCGCCACCCGGCCCCATGACTTTGAGTCGACCATCTTGCCGGGATGGGTCAGCGTCACCGGCTTGAACGCCATCGAGTGCATGGCGGCGCGCGAGAAGACCTCGCTCTCCGGGCGGTAGAGGACGACGAAGTCCTTGTCGTGCATGCCGACTTCGCGGCCCTTGTAGCGCTGCGTCCCGACGCGGGCGACCCGCGCCTCGCAGGCGAGGTAGCCGTCGCCGGTTCGATGGACCTTGTCCATGACCGCCACGTCGGAGAGCGGGCATCCGCGCGTCCAGCCGTCGACACCCTCGATGCGGCCCGCATTCTTGGAGGCGTAGAACACCTCCTTTGCCTTCTTCTTGTCGCCATAGGTCTCTTCCATCGCGCTCAGAATTGTCTTGCCTTTTTTTGTGAGAGGCACAGAACCCTCCTATGCCGAAGGGGAAGCATCTCCCCAGAGTGATCGTGAACTGCCGCCATTGCGGCATCGAGTTCTCTCGCGTCGGCAGCGACACTGATCGGGTCTACTGCTCGGCGGCATGCGCCAGAGCAAGCAAGACCGCGCAACCAAAGCGTCAATTTGTCTGCGAATGGTGCGGCAAGCGCGCCGCCACAACCGTTCATCATGGCCGCCAGCGCTTCTGCTCAGTCTCTTGCGGGCGGCGCTCGTTCAATGCGGAACGCAAAGAGCTGAACCGAGAGGCGCGGCAATGGATCTACGTTCGCGAGGCCAAGGCCGATCTCCTCAAGGAAGTCGGCAAGTGCGAAGCATGTGGCTGGGCCAGTCTTCCAGACATTCTGGAGCTTCATCATCTCGACCGGAACCGGCGCAACAACCGCCGCGCCAACCTCAAGCTCCTCTGCCCGACATGTCACACCATGTTGCACTTCCTCGCTAAGACAGGTCAGTTCCACCAAATCGCCGCCAAATAATATTTTGCCTGTCGTAAGTCCTTACGCCATCACACCGGCATCCTCGTAAGTCATTGATGTGTTCCCGATACGGCGGCAGGTAACCGACGAACAAAAGATCAAGTCGATCATTGATTTCTTATGCGCCGACTCGGGGAGCCACGACTATACGATCAACCGACGGGAGGCGGCGGACATGGGTCTCAAGATCGAGAAGCCGTCGGACGATTTTTACAAAACCTTAAAACAGATCCACGCAAGCTACACGGAACAGTTGAAGCTCCTGGAACAGTTTTCACCTCAAACGGTTCTTGGAACGAACCCCGCATCGCCATACATGGAAATTCGGGGATTGATTGAGAGTACAGATGGTGGGTGCTATGGTTTTGTGTCCGAAGGTACGATGACAAAGGCTTTGGTCCCGTTGGGACCGGGCGGGACGATGCAGGAAGCCATCACGGACTCGCGGACCTTCGAAGGGTGGAGGAAACTGAAATGATCGCTGGCGACACAGTGATGCAAACCACCGACGCGACGATGACCTACCACGAGCGCGCCAACGTCAACATTGCGCGGGCCGATTCAACCGCTCAGGATGGAACGGTCGCGAGCTTCACGCGGGGTAACACACTTGTTGTGTCATCAACGACGTTCTACCCAGTGTACCCATTGGCGGACGTCGTTTACGTCCCCCAGCTTGAGGAGCAATTCAATCCCCAGTCCCCGACGCAGACGCGTTGAACAGGATCGTCGGGCCTTCTGCGTTAGCTAAAGCTTAATCTGACAGACCACGCGATCCGGCATCTCAAGGACTGGGACCACCTGTTCGAGGTCTCGAACATCGAGGCGACGATCAACGTCACCGATATCATGGGCTACAGCGACTGCCGCTGGGGCGGGTACCCGGACGGCTGGATGCGTGGCAAGAACGAAGCGACCGGCGAGGTCGAGGCGATCAAGCGCCCGTTCGAGGTCATCAAGCGGATGACCCCGAAGTGGAGGAGGCCGCGCCGATGACCTTCGCCCGCAAGCTCATCATCGACAGCCCGACCAAGCTCAAGCCGATGAGCGGCGAGGACCTGCAGGCGGCGAGGAGGCTCTCCGCCGAGCGGTTCACCGCCATCGCGATGGCCGAGCTGCCCGCTGGCTGGACCTACAAGCTGCGCAAGAGCCTGTCGGGCCGCTGCTTCGTCAACTATCGGTACATCTCAGCGCCGAAGCCGGTCACCCGCAAAGCCCTCTACATCTGGCTGCACGAGTGCGCCCACGCCCACGGGATCAACCGCACCAACATGCGCAGGACTCCCGCGCACGTCATCGAGATGCGGGCCGAGAAGTGGGCGCACGCCAAGATGCGCGAGCATGGCGTGCCGGTGCCGAAGGAGATGACCCAGCGCGCCCAAGGCTATGTGCGGCGCAAGATCAAGCAGGTGGCGCAAAGGCGAGGATCGACCCCGAAGCGGCGGCGTTTGCCAAGCGCAAGGTGATCTGGTAGATCGGCGTTGTGAGTAATTCTCACGCCCTTTAGCTGATTTGACTGGGCGGCTCGCTAGGAACTCAGGCAGTTCGGATTCCATCTCCGGGGTCCAAGGCCGATCTTGGGGCGCTGGCGGACGGGGAGCGGGGATTTAGGGATCGAACAACGGTCCTGCACTCGTCACCCGGCCGTTGGCCTTCACTATTGTCTCCCTGCGCTCGCGCACCGAAGCCATGACATGGGCCAGCCGCCGCTCGATGTCGGCAACCGAATCCGCCTCACGCTCGATCAGGATGGCGCCGAAGCCTTCCAAGATCGCTGCTTCCCCCGTGGTCCCGCTGCCCGCAAACGGATCGAGCACGATCCCGCCCGGCGTCACCATCCTGACCAGCCATTGCATCATCGCCACCGGCTTGACGGTCGGATGCTTCGATCCTAGCCGCTCGTCGCCACTGGCCTTGCTGCTATAATGAAAGCGAGCGCAAGCCCCGTCCCCAACTTCCGCGTTCGTCCCGATGATGTCGAATGTGGCAAGATCGGCAAAGCGACCGCACATCGAAAGGCTTAGAGTAATCGTCATGATGCCAGTCGGATTTTGGATTGCCGCACACATCACAGGGCCGAGCGTGACCGTAGCGCTTTCTGGCGGCAACCCGAGCAATCGCCTTCGCTCGATATTCTGGATCGCTTCGATAACGCTGGCGCATACGAGATTTAATTCGTTCACCGAGACGCTCGTATTTTGAGCCCGGTAGCTTGTGCTTTGCAGCGCCAATCGCCGCGTTGACTGGCCCACCGCATGACTTAGAGCAGAAACGACGCGCTCGCTTCGGAGCGACAAAGCCTCTTCCACATCGTTCGCATATTTTATCGAAGGGCATTCATCCTCCATCGGAAACGAAGCAAAGAACCGAGCGGCCGAGCCGGAGTCGCCCATGCTTGGCTTGGCTTGTGTTTGCCAGCCGCCGCCGTAACCCGGATCGCGTCCCTGTTTAATGTTCCCGCCGCCGGCCGCATCCGGAAACATCGCCACCACCTCGTCCGAGCCGTCATGGGCTAGATTAGCGGGCCAGCGGCCGAGCGCGGACGACCCAACACGAACGCCTGCATAACCTCCTTTGTAAACATTTTTCGCCATCTTGGTTGTCCCCCAAGACCCCTTTCCACCGAGACGAGGATCGTCAACATTGGGATTCGTCTCAGTCCGACACGCATCTATATTCAGCGCGCCTGTTCCCCACCGCAGCACATTCGCCGCCACCGTCCCCTCGCTCAACGGCTTGCGGGCCAGGCAGATCGGCTCATGCGCGGGCTTCAGCGCCGTGCCCCAGCCTTCCCATCGGCGGGCGGCGTCAGTCGCGGGAGCGGTGATGGCGCATTCGGCATCGGCATTCGTAAACCGGCTATAAGTCTGGCGCCCATGCCCGTCCGTATCGTTGTCCTTGAGCGAATATCCCGGCAAACCAACTTTCGATCCCACAACCTCCCGCCCCGTTCCCGCCGCCTTGTCGATCGCCTTGCTCACGTCCAGCGACTTGGGAAACCCGCTTCCGTACAGCCACGCCAGCATGTCGCGAATCTCAAATCCCGCGTCCTCGATCGCGCACGCTAGCCGGTGATAGGTCCGCGTCCCGCCGAAGGCGACCAGATGCCCGCCGGGCTTCAAGACGCGCATGATCGCGGCCCA